TTTCAATTTTAATTTTGTTTTTTTATTTATTAATATATATAATGGGTTTTAGGAAACAATTTTCCAACTTGTGCGGGCCAGCTCTTTTCTACTTTTTAATTTCTATGATTGCTGTTATTATATGTATATTACAAAATATAGGTAATAGGAATGGATGTGTTATTGGAAATACAAATATACGCGGAAATACCTTTATAATGTTTCTCTTCAAGATCATTTTCATATTATTTTGGACTTGGGTGTTAGCATTAATATGCCGAGCAGGTTATGTTGGTCTATCTTGGTTTTTGGTGTTGTTCCCGTTTATTTTGATGGTCCTTATTTCATTGTTGATAATCGAAAATCAGAAACTTTATTAAACTTTAAACTCTTTTGATAGTATATGACCTGCTATGAAAAGAATGGATGGATTTATGTTTCCATAAGTGGTGCTCCTTACGAGAGGGGCTTTTCCTATGGTAAATGTGTATCAAAATATATGTCAGATGTTTTTGAAATGTTGAAATTTAATTCTCTAAATAGTTATGGAAGAGAATGGAGTTATTTTATTCACCTAAGCGATATTTATTTATTTAATATTATTAAAAAAAACTACAAGGAATTTTTCGATGAAATGCAGGGGTTTTCGGATGGATGCTGTGAAAATGGTGTGAAAACAGATATCCACGAAATAATTGCTTGGAACAATATGATTGGATTATTGGACTATATTTATCCATTCCATTCAAAAACTCCCAAAAAAAATGGGGCGAATGATAAATGTACAACTTTTATTGCTTGCGGGGATTATACAAAAGACGGAAAAATTGTATTATGTCATAATAACTTTTCTGAGTTTATTGATGGACAGTATGCAAATGTAGTTCTTGATATAAAACCTGACAAGGGGAATCGCATTTTGCTCCAAGGTTTTATAGGTTGGATATGGAGTGGCACAGATTTTTTTGTTACGAGTGCTGGTATTATTGGTGCAGAATCTACCCTCGGGGGATTTGATAAATACGAAAACAAACATCCTATTTCTTGTCGTATACGTCAATGTATGCAATATGGTGAAAATTTAGATGATTATGTAGACATTCTAACAAATAATAATTCGGGTGATTATGCAAATGCCTGGTATTTCGGAGATATAAATACAAATGAAATAATGATGTTGGAACTTGGTTTAAAATATGTAAATGTACAGCGCAAAACAAATGGATACTTTATAGGTATGAATGCCGCGTTTGATCCCCGTATACGAAATTTAGAGTGTGTAAATACCGGAATAGATGATGTACGTCGTCACCAAGGTGCTAGAAAAGTTCGCATTCCTCAACTAATGGAAAAATACAAGGGAAAAATATGTCCAGAAACAGCAATGACTATAATGGGTGATCATTACGACGTATACCTAAAGAAAAACAATCCTTGTGCAAGGACTGTGTGCGCCCATTATGAGTTAGATGCGCGAGAATTTATGTCACAAGAATCGAGACCATTGCCGTTTGCCCCAAGAGGTGCAGTAGATGGATGTGTTATCGACAGTAAAATGGCAAAAAAAATGACATTTCTATTGAGGTGGGGAAATTCGTGTGGAATACCTTTTGTTGTAAAAGATTTTTGTAAAAAACATCCACAATGGGATTATTTAGAAAAATATTTAAAAGATCGCCCCACACAACCGTGGACTCTATTTTCTGTAAAAACAAACAGGACGCGAAAAAATTTATCTAACATACTTGTCCATCATCTTGGATAAATTATCACCGTCCATTACACCCTCTTTCCCCCTTCCATAATTTACAAAAATAGGCTGAATGGGTGCTTGGGCTTGTGGAGCCTGAGGAATAGGTATTTGGTATTGTATGGGTGCTTGATATATTGGCATTGGGGGCGCTTGATACATTTGTGGAACCGGTTGAGATTGAAACTGTGGCTGGAAGTGTAAGTATTGACCCTGATTTGGAAATTGAGGTTGTAATTGAATATTGGGTTGCAATTGTATTTGAAGATCTTTTTGTTGAAATGGTATTTCTCGTAAATCTTGCTTTAGTGGTTCCTCGCGAGGTGATTCGTGAAGAAATTCCTGACTAGGCGGTTCCTGATTAGATTGATCCGGATTAGATTGATCCGGATTAGATTGCGACGCTTCATGAATTTTTGCAAAGGGGTCCTCAGCATTTAAAACAAAAGGATCCGATTCTTTCATACTCGAATTTGGTGCTATAACCGAAATATCATCAATAGGTGTATGAATTTCGGGTGTTTCTGTATCAGGGAAACTCTTTATATTATCTTCCGTTGCATATTTTTTGGTTAATTCGGCAAAATAATCATCTGGTGATTTTTCCAATTCTTGTATTTCGTCTCTCAATTTGTAAATAGTTATTGCTTCTGCAATTGCTCTGTATTTTTCAACACCGTCATTAAAATCTTTTTCACATTGCAAGTATAATGTTATTAAATCAGTTCGCGTATTTATTATAATATCTTCTAACTTTGACATAGTCAGCATAGGGTCAATTCGCACAAGTTTATCTCCTGTGAGTGGATCTTTAACATAAACAAATAGTTTATTTATGTGTTTTATAAGTTTTTTATGATTTGTGGATGTATTACTTATCATTCTTTCAAGTATGTCAGAATATTCCACAAATAATTTGAACAGTGCATCATTGGAAGAGCTTTTGAATGTTCTCTTGAATAAAGCATCTGGCCCATTGCATTCTTTTGATGTTTTAAAATCTTTAATTTTTATATCAGAAAATTTTCGTATTGTTTCAGGCACATTTTGCTCACCCATAAATATTTGATAAAATCCCTTTACATCATTTTCATACATTTCTCTCGATCTATCAGTCATAGCATAAAATTTTCCTTCTTCAAAATCGTATTTATCATAATACAATTCTTCTAGTTCGGGAATACCAGGTTCTTGAATCAATGTTTCAACAGATTTAAAATTACATAAATTTGGTCCAACGTGAATTTCAGCTGGACTGGTTTTTGTTGATTCGATATGTGCAAACCCATCTTTTAAAATTTCCAATCTACGTTGACATAAGCTACCATTTTTCACTTTAACCTCTGCTCCGTCGGGTATATCATTTTTACCGGAACTATCAACCTCTTTTTTAATACCATCTTCAGAGTAAGAATACATTGGATTAATGGAAGTTACTATGGCTGCAAATATATGTGCTATTTTTATATAAAATTTTGCAATTCCTATGCACATACGCGACTTGTTTTTTTCACTGTTAATACTCCTTTCATTGTCTTTTTTAATACTTGCATTTGAAAAAAAGATCATTGGTTCTTCTGTCATCTCATTCAAACTTTCCCCATTTAATATGCGACTTTGTAAATAAGATACTTCCTGATAATTCAAGTGTTTTTGTATTATGTCAGATGTCAAAATAACCAAATCATCACAATAATCTTTGTTATACAATTCCTTTAAACTTTTGAAATCACTTGTCAAAATATAATAAGTTGCAATATAATCGATTCGATCAGATACACTTTCTTCTTCAATAGTTTCTGTGGCTGGTTTTGATTCAGAAGCGCCCATAATATTCTAATATATTATTATATTCATTTTTATACCTAGAATTTGAGGGATAGTGAATAAAATTGATTTAAAAACATTTTAACATCTTAAATGTAATGATGTACGTTCCTAGAACAAATAAAACTCGCAAGAATCGCGCGGACATCTGGAATGTGTTTGATGCAGAGATATTGCCAAAAACACCCATTGATTTCACGTGCAAAGAGAGAGATTATTGTACCAGTTGCGAATTTATCCTTCGTATATCAGATGAAGGATATTATACTTGTTCCAATCCAAACTGTGGAATTGTTTACAAGGATAGCGTGGACCAGGGTGCTGAATGGAGATATTACGGTGCAGACGACAATCATAACAGCGACCCAACCAGATGCGGTATGCCAATCAATCCTCTTTTAGAGGAATCTTCGTATGGATGTAAAGTACTCTCGTTTTATGGTTCAAAGATTTCATATGAAATGCGAAAAATCAAACGATATACAGAATGGCAATCGATGCCCTACAAAGAAAAATCACAATACGACGAGTTTCAAAAAATTACAATGTTTGCCCAGAATGCAGGGATCCCGAAAATAATTATTGATGATGCTATTTTGTATCACAAAAAGATTTCGGAGCACGAACAAACATTTCGAGGGGACAATAAAGACGGGCTTCTTCTGGCGTCTATCTACATTTCTTGTAGAATGAACAAATATCCTCGTACAGCCAAGGAATTGGCCACAATTTTTAATGTAGATGTAACTTGTGCAACCAAGGGGTGTAAGATAGCACAAGTTATTTTAAATGACTTGGAGAAGAATATGACTACAAGTGAAAAAACGACTTTTGTAAAGACAACACCGGATTCGTTTATTCAGAGATATTGTAGTAAGTTGGGCATAAATGCAGAATTGACAAAAGTATGTGAATTTGTTTCCATCAAAATTGAAAAACAGAATCTTATGCCGGAAAATACTCCTCACTCTATTGCGGCAGGAGTCATCTATTTTATTGTCCAATTATGTAGACTGAATATTACCAAGAAAGACATCAAGACAGTGAGCGAAATAAGCGAAGTCACTATTAACAAATGTTGTAAAAAAATGGAAAAAATAAAAGAGACTTTGGTACCCAAGGTCATTCTTGATAAATATAGTATTTAAATGATCAATTTATTGATTTCATATTATCGTTCAATCATCATTTTTATAATAATACAAAAATTATGATATTCATTGTTCCGTATCGCAATCGCCCAGAACACAAATTTTTTTTTAGCAATTATATGACACAGCTTTTAGGAGATAAACCATATGAAATTTATTTTGTTCATCAAAATGACAATCGGAGTTTCAATCGAGGCGCAATGAAAAATATGGGGTTCTTGGCCATAAAAGAAAAATATCCCAATTACAAAGAATTAAATTTTGTGTTTAATGATGTTGATACAGTTCCATTTAACAATATTTTTGACTATCAAACAACACCAGGTGTTGTAAAACACTATTATGGATTTGAACACGCTTTGGGAGGCATTGTTGTTATTCGAGGGGAAGACTTTGAGAAAATAAACGGGTTTCCAAATTGTTGGGGATGGGGTACAGAAGATACCTCTCTACAAAAAAGATGTATTGCCCATAATATACGTATCGACCGTTCTGAATTCAAAGGAATTGGAAACCCACAGATTTTACAGTTATTTGATGGAGTCGAAAGAATTATTAATAGATCTGATTTAATAAGCTCAAAATATGATAGCGATGGAAGAGAAGGCCTTGCTACCATTGTAAACCCTATTTTTACAATTGACCGAGAATCCAAAAACAATGCAGATAATGTGTTTGTTATCGAAAGCGATAAAATTTTTGTTATAAATGTCCACCATTTTTTATGTGGAATTGTATATAATAAATCAAATAATTATACATATGATATCAGAGATCCAAAACGTAAAATAGTGAACCCCAGTGCAAGAAAGCAAACAAATGCAGTTGTTACCACGTCAGAGGATTGGAAAAACATCCGATATAAAAG